CGCTCCGCGTCGTCATTGAAGCCGAATTCCGCCTTTGCATAAAGCACAACCGCCCGATCAAGAAGGGGATCGCCCAGCGTTTTACTGGACGATCCCGCTTCCGCCGGAATGTTGATACCGACAAGGCGAAGATCGGCAATCGCCGCGTTTATGAGATCGGAAACTTCGCCGTCAAGCGCCGTCCCGCTCAACCGCAACGCCAGCTTTACCTTGTCAAGCATTTGTCAGCCCTCCCGCTTTAGGCGGTCGCCTTGACCAGCTTCACGACGGCTTCACCGATAGCGGGCGCGCAATCGAAGATCGCGATACCGCTATATTTGTAGCTGTTCGTGTCGATGTCGTAGGCACTCTTCACGCCGATATTTTCGGCAAGGTTCGCACAAACCTTCTTGAAGTCGCCCAAGAAGGCTTCGTGATCCGCGACGTAATCGGACAGAAGAACGGGATAGCCGTACACAAAGTACGCGTTGTTCTGAACGGTTACAATGTGGTTCTTGCTGTTGTCCTGCAACGGCATAAAGTCGGTGAACAAGGTTTTCTTGTTCATAACGAACTTGCCGTTGCGGTCATAACCGGAAGGCAGAAGCCCGATCAGCGTTTGGACGTTCGCGGCGGTAAGTGCGCCCGTCTTTGCAACGGTAACGCTGTTGGTTTCGCCCCAAGTGTTCGCCACGTTAATGCCCTTCGGCTGGGAAGTACCCGTGCCGTTGATAAGCAAATCTTCGACTTTGCGGGCGATAGCTTCCGCCAGCATATTGACGATCCAGCTTTCAAACGCGGTAATGCTCATAGTCATTACAGTATCGGAAATCTGAACCAGCTTGACGATCTCGTAACCGGAAAGGGAAACGGTGGTCAGCGTGTCAGCGGCGGCGGTAATGCTTGCGTTCTCGGTGTGGATCGCGGCGGCGTTGTTAGTGCCTTCGATCGCGAACTTTACAGCGCCCTTTACGTGCAGAAGGGTAACTTCATTCAGCATAGGCGCAAGCGTCTTTATCTTGCTGATAATCTCGTTCGCGGTCTGTGTCGGGATAACCTCTGCGCCCGCGCCGCTGGCGTTGCTGAATGCGCGCTTCTCCGCGTCGTTCAGCGGAAGGCGGCGAATGTTTTTCAGCCACGCGGAACGATATTCGGGCGTACCGAAGGGATCGTCGGGCGCGGTGTTGTCGTCGCCGTTGTTCTGCTGGAAGGAACGGGAAACAATGCCCGCGCCCTTCGCGATATTGTCAAGAATGCCGTTGCGCTTCTCGGCGGCGGCAATCAGTCCGGCGCGCTCTTCGGTAAGCTGTGTGGTTTCCTGCTCCAGCGCGTCAATCTCTGCGGCGGTCATAGCGTCGCCGCGCTGTTCGATCTCCTGCTTGATAGCCGCAAGGCGGGCTTCGATTTCTTTAATTCTCATTGTGTTAAACCTCCGTCATTAGTTTGATTTTCAAAAGTTTCTTCCGGCGTTCCAGCCGCTCCTGCTGTTCCCTCTCGATCACTCCGTCGAAATAGGATCGTGCCGAAATATCGGTATCGGCGTTCGCCGGAATGGATACCGCCGAAACGTCGTAAACCTTCGCAATTTTCAAGATCGTGCGTGTGCGTGTGTCGCGGTCGTAGCTATCTTCCGATACGCGGAAAGCCCACGACATTTTCGTAACAAGTCCGTTCTTGATTTCCTCGAACATATCTTGCGCCGCGCGCGATTTCGACAAGTCCGCGAACGTGAAAAGCCCGTTATCGTTAGCTTCAACGCCCAGCGTCCCGTTGGAAAGGCGGGCAAGCACCTTTCCTTCGTGGTTATACTGCATGATTACGTCGGACATATCCGCACCCGCAAGGGCGTTCCGGTCGATCCGCTCATAATATTTGTTCCCGTCCCACTCATACAGCAAATAGGGCTTGTCGAACGTTGTTGCGTAGCCCTCCACGTAGAAATCCGTATCAATTCGCTTCTCCGCCGCCGTCGGGATCAATAGCGGCTGGATCATTGTTCGGTACTCCCGATCCGTCTTTTTTGGCATTTGGTGTAACCTCCTTTCCCAATTCTGAAACTTCCGCGTATTCCTTGCGGATATAATATTTCTCGCCGCCCTCAACGTGCGCCATGTTCCAAACGTCCATAACGCCGTTGCGGTTCAGCAAGCCGCGGTCAAATAACTGTGTGCTTATATTCAGCTTCGTTTGATTGCTTGCGTATTGTAAGCGGTTCGCGGTAAACGTGATCGCGTTCCCGAAGGACAATTCCCGCGCCGTGTACGTCATATTCGACATAACAAGCGAAAGCTGGATCGCGAAAGGCTCGATCTTGCCTTCGTAATACGCGTTCCATTCGTCCTCCGTGTATTTGTTTTGCAGAATGCCCGCATTCGTGCCGAAGTAGTTAAACACGTTTTCGTTGATCTGCGCCATCTGCGCGGCGTTGACCGTGAACGGCTTGCTTTCGATCGGCTTCACGTCAGCAAACTTCGCGTCGTAGATCACCATTCCCGACTGATTTTCCGCCGAAAGGTTATCCGCCGTGAAGCGCTTGCGCTCCTTTGTGATGTCCTCCGGCTTCAACATATTTGCAACCTTCGCCAAGAAGCGAATAGAAGCCGAATTTTTAACGCCGTTGATAATTCCTTGATTTTGTGTATGGATCAACTGCATTGTAGGACGAAGCGCGGCGTTACTCTCGCCGAAGAAATCGTCGGTATATTGAAACTGCGTCATTACGCCGACGCGTTCAAACTCGATCGCGGCTTTCTGCCCGCTCCCGAACGTATAACGCAAAAACGGCGCGCCGTTGTACTCGACAACTTCGCACCGTTGAGGAAGCAGGGGATAATACCCGATCAGCCCGCCGAATTCATCTTCGACCGGAACAATGAAGCAAGTATTATTCACCGAAAGGATCGTCGCGATCCTGTAAATGAACTTCGATGTATCCATGAACGGATTAGGCTTGAACTGCAACGCCCGTTCAAGGTTCTTTTGCGCCGTGCCGCTGATCTCCGGTTTCAGCTTTGAAGCGAAGGACGCGAACGAATGTATCGCCGCGCGCGTAAGCTCCATTTCGTAAATACTTTCCGGCGCGTTGCTGAAAACGGGCGTGTACCCGTTTAGCATTTTGAAATAGCCTTCCGCCTTCAAGTCGGCTTTCGGCTTCCGGAAGATAGTTTCAAAAACTCCCATGTTTTTATCACCCCGCATTTTTGAGCATTTCGCCGATTTCGTTATAATATTTCTGCCGCACGGTCAGCGCGTCGATCACGGAAACAAAGCCGTCAATTCTTGCCCGCTGTTCGATCTTCACGGGACGGAATTTCCGCGTTTCCATGTTGTGCTTCAATGCGACGTTGAGGAAGTGCGCCTTCAACAAGTTATTGTCGGCAATCTTGAAATTGCCGTCCTTGATAACGCCTTCAAACTCGCGGATCACGGGCGCAAGGTTTTCACCCTGCCATACGTCGTCCGTCTGCCAGCCCGCGTTCTTCAAGTCGTCGATCAGATATTGCGCGGAATAGCGGTCGTACCCGATCTTCAAGATATATATTCCGTACTGATCCCGAAGCATAGAAAACCATTCGTAAACGTCGTGATAATCGACGTGGTTTTCGCCGGATAGCTTGACGATCCCTTGCTTTACGAAGATGTCATACGGTACGCCGTCGATCGCTTGCGCTGTTTCAAGGCGGTTCGCTGGCATAAAGAATTGTGCAAAGGCATATAGAACGCCGTTCCGCTCAATCACGACGGAAGCGGCGGTCAAGTCCGTTGTTTGCGAAAGGTCTATGCCGCCCACGGCGTAACTGTCCTTGAAATCCTCCAGCTTCGCGTGAATTCCTGCGCCGTCAACAACGACGTAATCAAGCCACGCGACGGAAGAATTCTGCTTGATGTTGCAATACTTCGTAAGGAATTCAGCCCGCTTCGACATACTCATTTCGGCGACGGCGATTTCCTCTTTGAAGAAGTCCGGCGAAACGGAAACGCCCATATTCGGATTTGCTTTTTTAAGCTCTTCAAGGTCGTTCCATTTCTCCACGTCGTCGATCATGTAAAGCAGGGGAAGAAGGCGGCGTTCCTTGCTTCCGCCCTTCAAAAACGCGGTCGATCGCTTCATAAGCTCATCGAAAATACCGTCGTTTTCGTAACCCGCCGTTGAGATCGAAAGGATCATCGGCTGGAGGCGCGCACCAAGCGCGGATTTCATAACTTCGTACTGCTTCAAGCCGCCGTCGCCGCGCCACGACGCGACTTCATCATTCACGACTAAATGCGGATTGAAGCCGTCGGATTTCTTCGCGTTGAACGCAAGCGGCTTGATCGCGGTATTGCTTTCTTCGATGTAAATATCGGAACGGCGCTTCTTCGATAGGTCGGAAAGCTCCGGTTCTTTTTTAATCATCTGATAGAAATTATCGTAAACGATGTTCGCTTGCTCCAGCTTCGGCGCAAGGCAATATATTTTCGCGCCGTATTCTCCGTCAAGATACGCCATGTACGCAATGACGGCGGACGCAAAAAGCGTTTTGCCGTTCTTGCGCCCGATCACAATAAACACTTCGCGAAAGACGCGCGTTCCGTCCTCTTCGACGATCCCGAACATAACGGAAACGGCGGCTTTCTGCCACAACTCCAGCTTCAAAAGGTCTGTGCGCCCTTCGCAATGATGGCAAAAGTTTTCGATGAACCGAATTGCCTTGTTTGCCTTCTTCGCGTTGAAGGTGAAAAGCCCTTCTTGAAGCCCCTTCACGATGTATTCATACAGAAGGCGAACCCACTTGCCGACGGTTATATTTCCGGAAGAAATGCCGTCGAAATACTCGTAAATGTAATTTGAAAATGGCATTTTTATTCGTCCCGTAACGCCTGTAAACGGCTTTCTTTTTTCTTCTCCGGCGGTACAAGATCGCAAAGCTGTTTGATAATTGCGGCGTGATTTTTTGTCATGGCGATATGTGTTTTCACCGCGTCGCTTTGCTTCGTCCCGCTCTGATTTGCGCCGTTTTGGTATTCGACGGTGTATCCCTCTTCGTTGATGATCTCTTGCAATTCTTCAAGGGATACCGCCATGAACGCCGCGTTCTTGATAAGGCTTTCGACGGTCTGCAACTTGTTTTTGTCCAAGTCTTTGAAAATGCGCTTCAATCGGGAAAATTCCCGCTTGATCTTTTCTTCTTTCGTCAAGTCCTTCTTTGTCGCCATAAATATCACCCCCTTTTCCGGTCAACCCACACCCCCTTAAACGCGTACACCCGTTATGCGCGCGCCTGCGGAGTATTTTTAACCTCCCGCCCTCGGTGTTTCCCCCTCCCTAAATTTTTTCCGGATAGGGGGGGGATATGAGGTTTCCCGCTTCGTCGAATGCGTACCGTTTCTTTTCGTCGTTTCGGTGGTGTTCTTTGTTGTGGCAATCTTGACAAAGCGCTTCGAGATTGTCCCACGAAAGCGCTATGTTCGGATCGTTGATGTTCTTCTTCGTCAAGTATGTTTTGTGATGTGCGATCTTCGCGATTACTGGATCGGCTGGCGTTGAACAACGTTCGCACAAGTAGCCCTTCGATTTCAAGAAGCTATCGCGGCATGACCGCCAAGCGTCCGAATTGTAGAACCGTTCCGCCCACGGCTTCATGCGGTTATCCTCCTTCCTGTGGAAAAGCCTGTGCAAAAGAAAAAGCCTTCCGCGTTTCCGCAAAAGGCTTTATCCGTGCGCTATTCAGTTTCGCAATAATTCAGCGTAATTATTATATCACGCGCAAGCGGCGCGGACAAGGTGCATTGTTTGGTCGCGTTTTGGTCATTTGTCAACGGCTTTCCGGTAGGTCGCCGCCGATACCGCCGCCGGAATGCCGAATACGCATACCGCCATATCATTGACGATCTTGTTCCGCCAGCGGCGCGCCGTCTTTATCTCTTTGAGAATGCCCGCGTCGGAAAGCTCTTCCGCGATCTCTTCCCACGTCGCCGTTCCGCCCTCTCGCGGATTGCCATTGATGTCCTCGCCGAAATAGTAAAGCCGGATCACAACGAATTCTTTATGCCCCTCGAAAAGAGAAATAGCGCGTGTCAAGCTGTCAAAGCCGGATTTCGTTTCTTTGAACTGCTTTTGTTTTTCCTCTCGCATTTCCTCGACGATCTCCGCTTCGGTCTTGCTCTGAATAAAGCCTTTTGCCTGTGGTATCGTCGAAAACGTCTTTCGTCCGGCGTGATACTCAACTTCGCAATACGCTTCTTCATCTGCGACAAGCGCCGCCAGCTTCCGGTAGTTATACAAAAGCGTTTCCATTGCCTTGAAATAATTTACGTACCCCGTGTTTGACGTATACGCTTGCGCCGCCCCTTCGCGGGCGGCTTCAAAGATTGCTTCCCGTAATTCCTCCGAAAGCTCCGTTGTCTTTTTAGCCATGTGTTCCACCTCCCGTCAAATATTCGATGATTGTTTCCGCCGCGTGTTCCCAGCCGCAACAAAGCGCAACTTTATAGCCCTGCGCCGATAGCGCCGAAAGCCATTCCGTTTGAAACTCGCTTGCCCTTCCGCCGCGTTGCCGTTTTAGCTCTATGTAAAGCCCGTGATACTGCCCGCGCGCAACTGGCAAGCATAGATCGGGAACGCCCGCTTTCACGCCCTCCGCCCGAAGCCGTCCCGCTTCCGCCTTGTGTCTGCTCCCGCCGTTCGGGACGTGATAAAGCAATTTCAATTCGGGATATTTCCCGCTTTGCATAGCCGCCCACGAAAAAAGCGTCATTTGCTCTTGTGCTTCCGTAGGAACGGGAAGTTTATTCTTCTGCATTCTGTGATCCCCTCCGTTCCCAATCGGCGAAGAAGAAATACGGCTTGTTCTGCGCGATCGCTTCGCCGAATTCAAACTTCGCGCCGTTGCTCTCTTTCCAATCCGGAAGAAAGCAGACTTCCGCGCACTCGTTCAACATAGCGCCGGACATACGCATATACGCTTCCCACGTGAAGCCCTCCACCGGAAGAAGCGCCGGATTTACGACGATGAAGCCGCCTTCCTCCAGCTTCTTTTGCGCGTTGTAAAACTTCGTGAAGTAATACGGATCGCCCGTGATCTTCCCCGCAAGGTAAAGCGTCCTTTTCTCCTGCATTGTGTTTCCTCCCTTCATTCTCCGAAAAGCGTTGCTTGCGCTTTCCTCTGTTCCTGCTCAAGCAGATCAAAAAGCCGGATTTGTGCTTGTTCCTGTTCAAGCCGCGCTTGTGCCGCCCTGCAATAATCTTCGTCGATCTCGAAGCCGACGTAATCAAGCCCGCCTTGACGATAGCAAGCGATCAAAGAACTTCCGCTTCCGGCGTGTGTGTCCAATATCTTCATGCCTTTTCGGGCAAAGAGGGAAAGAACCCACGAATACAGCTTTACGGGCTTTTGCGTCGGATGGATCGTCCCGTCGTTCAGCAATTCAACCCGATTGCAGACGAAAACGCGCGTCGGCGTGTCAAAGCTGGTATATGCTAATTCGCAATCGCTCATTGTCAAGCCGTGTTGCCCCTTGTCCCATACAAGCCAGCCTTTATGCCCCTGTTCAAGATACGGAACGAAGTAATTTCCGCCCCATATCACTTGCGCTTTTGAAACGCGCTCCAATTCGCGGAAGTATTCGGGCGGCGGAATAGCCTTGTCCCAGCTTTTCCGGATATGCTCTTTCCGGTTATGCTTCGGATTATCGCATACGCGCTTCTTCTGCCCGTCAATGCCGATCCCGTAAGGTGGATCAACGATAGCAAGATCGAAGAAGCCGTCGGGGAACTCTGCCATACCCTTCATGCAGTCCATGTTATACAGCTTGTTCAATTCAAGCATACGTTGTTCACCTTCTTTCTTTTTCTCCCCCCCTCCGCCCCCCCGCCGGGGGGAACGGGCTTGAAGGAATAGATAATCGGCGATCCGGCTGGCTTCTCCCAATCCGCGTTCCGGTATGCGCCCCTTCTTGATTGATTTTATATCCCCGCCGCCTTCCCGCTTTTATCACTCCCGCGCTTTCCGTTATCAAGGGCAAGCGGCTTCGCCGTGCTTCGCACCCTTGACAACGCGCGCGTTCGTGATCTCTGAAAAGCGGGCGACGGGGAATAGATAAAATCAATCATCGGAGAAGGGGAAGCGCTGGTCGTAAAACTTTACACATTTACAAGGCTTTTTAATGCGCCCCGTCGGGCGTTCCCGCTATTCCCGTTTCTTCCTGCGCTTCGGCTTCTCCGGTTCGACTACATATTTATAATATATGTATCCCCACTTCGTTGCGCGGGCTTCCACCAGCTTGTACCCCTTCGGCGCGATCGGCGCTTTCTGCTCCGTATATGCCCGAAGCGCCAGCGTCGGCGCTTCCTTCTCCGGCTTGCGAAGATTGCGCGTCGCTTTCCAACGGTGTCCGCCCTGTTCCGGTGTCCAATGGTTGAAAAGGTAATCAGCAAGCCCCGTGTAATCCTGCCCGTAGTCAACGCCATTGTAATAATTGTGTTCGCGCAAGTGCCGAATGTGTATAACTGAACCGTCGTTCCACTTCCCGCTGATCGTTTCTTCCGGTATCCCGTCCGAAATCATGTGAAAGTGAATGCGATCCGTGTTCTTGCCGCGCCCCATGTAAATAATGATCTTCGCGTCCGGACAAGCCCTTTGAAGCCGCCGGAAGTAATTGTCGCGTATCCGGCGCGCTTCGCTGAATGTATGAACTTCGCTTTCGTCGTCAAACGTCAGCGTACTATATAAGGAAAACGGCGAAAAATTTTCATTTACCAGCCGCTGGTGTTTCCGTTTTGATATTCCGATCCGGTGTTGCGCCCGTTCTTCGTCGTCCTTGAAACGCGGGCGCGGTTCTGATTTCTTGATATTCGCGCGTTCGGATACGTTGTAAACTTCCTGTTCGCATACAACGCCCGAAAAAATGCGTCTTTTAACCCTCTGCATAATCCCGCCGCCCTTCCTTGACAAAAGCGCCGTAAAATGCTATAATTTCAATATTGAATAGCTCCTTTTGCGGCAACGTAAGAGGAAAGGAAACGTCCGGAACGTCGCGCCGGACGTTTCCTTTTTTGTTTGGTTCAACCGTTGTTGCACCCTGCGCCCTGCTCGAAGTCGTCGCACCGTTCTTCCTCGCAAGGTTTGAAGCGCATTCCGTCCGCGCAATCGACGCAAGGGAACGGGCGTACCCCGTCCGGAAGCGCGCCTTTGCGGATATGTTCGCATTGCTCCAGCTTCGCGCATTGATCGCACCAGCACTTCCGGCAATCGCCAATCTGCGTTTTATGCTCCGGACGTTTCAAGCCTTCTTCGGCTTCCTGTGCGTCGTGTTCTTCCTGCATATCCCGCGCCGCCTGTTCGATGGTGTAATCTTCTACACCTTCGAGAATGCCCCGAAACAAGGGCGCGAAGGCGTATCCGATCCCCAGCCCTGCGCGGTAAAGCGTCGTTTCGTCGATCTTAATATCTGCCATTGTTCCCGCCGCCCTTCTTGACCGTCCTAAATACCGCGAAAACGACGGCGTACACGATCACGACGGAAGCGGCAACGCAAGCAACGCCGCAAAGCATATAAAAGGCGTTCACCATGAAATCATACATTGTCATTGATCTTTACCTTCCTTCCCTCTAAAAGTCCGGCTTCTTTCAGCCGCTTTCGCAAGTGCTTTTGATAAGCAAGGATCGAAAGGGCGCGTCGCTCGTTCTGCTGGTACTGCTTCGCGATCTCCTGTAAGTCGTCGCTTTGGTAATATCCCGCGCCGCTCTGATTGTTGATGATGATTGCACCGCGCCGACGGGCGCGTTCGATTTCCTCGCGTAGCTTCCGATCCGGCAAGCCCGTTACCGCGCAAAGATATTCGCGCGTTACGGCGTTTTCTCTGCCTTTCGGTATGTACGCGGTAACGTCTGCCGTTTTCATCTGCGTTACCTCCCGAATACTTCTTCCGCGTCGATGTCCCACGCCGCCGCAATATGCTTCATCATATCGACGGCTTCGGCGCGCTTCTTCTGTTCCTCTGCGTTCTCGCCGTTCAAGTACGATACCAAGATTTCAGATTTCAGATTGCAAAGCGGGCGAACGCCAACGCCGCCGTACGCGTTGTAGTTGCTCAAAGAGCCGTCCGAATTGACGTAGCGGACGAAATTATTTGTCGGGCTGTCCGGTGTTGCCGTCCACCACCATTTATTAGGAAGCGCCGGAATGTTGCCGCGCAAAAGGCGGTATTCCTCGCAAGTGATAAGCCCGATCCGGACGCGATCGCCGCCGTAATTCTTCAAGCCGTCGTCGGCGGTCAAGTCGATGTTGAAAGGCTCGAACATTTCTTCCGGCGCGCCCGCCTTAATCAGACGGCGGAAGAAATCGCCGTTCAGATATTCGCGAAGGGAAGAAGCGGCAAAGTCGTTCTTGTTTCCTTCATCGAAGGCGCGTTCCTCGACGCAATCGGAAGCAATGCACTTCACCCAATCCGCGCCCGTTTGAATAACCGTCCAAGCGATACCGCCCATTGTGAATTCCTGTTTCGGCTCGAAGCCGTGTTTGTTCTCTTTCATGTTGAATAGCTCCTTTCCGGCGGCGCTGTCTGCGCCCGCTCGTTCAATTAGTCTGTTGATGTACCATATAGCCTTGTGTAAATCCTCTGCGCCGTTTTTCCACTTCCAGCGCCATAAATACTTGATCGCGTTTGCCGTGCAGAAGGCTTCGATACCTTCAAGCCCGCTTGTCGCGGCTTCCAGCGCGTCGATACACTCGATCCCGCCCGCGTTATAATGCGCCGGATGGTTTACCCGCTCCGCCATGTTTAACACTTCTTGCCGCCGTGCCGATACGGGCGGCTTTTGTTGTATTCGTGCTTCTGTGTGATCGCCGCGTCAATGTCGATCCCTGCGTATCCGCAATAATCAAGAACGCGAATAATCACGTCCGCAAGCTCTGTCGGGATACCTTCGGGCTTGCCGTTGTCGCCGAAATAGATTTCCGTTGCTTCGTGTCCGTTGCGGTATTCCTCCATCGCTTCGGATACCTCCGAATGAATGAGCGCTAAAACCTCCGGAAAGCCGCGTTGTTCGTCCCACCAGCCGTGCGCGACGGCGTTTTCGTGGATTTCCTTTGCAACCTCGTTAATTCCTGTCATTGTCTTTTGTCCTCTCTTTCATATCTGTTTCGGCGTTGTCGTCGGCTTCCGCCGCGCGGCAATCGCATTTTTCGCCGCTGTCAAGATGTGCGCCGCAATGCGGGCATTCCCGAAAAGGTTTCATTCCTTGTTCCTCCTTCTTGATAATCAGCCGCCGGAAGCCGTCAGCGCATAGCGTCAAGCCGTGTTCTTTCACATACTCCCGCCGCCGCGCCGCTTCTGCCGCTTCCCAGCCGCAAAAGGCGCATTCCGAAGGCTTGCATTTCTGCGCTTTCGCCGGATCAATGCCCAGCAAGCACTTCAAGGGCGGCTTGTCCTGTTTGTTACTCATTCTTCACCCGCTTTCCGCACGAAGGGCAGTAATTGAGCGGGTATCCCTTGCCGCTCTTCATGTAATCCGTTGTTCGCCCGCATTTGTGCCCGTTTACTACTGCGTAGGAAACAAGCGCGGCGGATAAAGCCATTCCGAACCCTGCGGGCTTGCTGTGGCGTTCTTCAACGAACCGTTGAAATTCAACCGCTTTACAAAACGGACATTTCTTTCCGTTGCTCATTTTCTCACCCGCTCCCCGTTATAGATAACTACCATTGACGGGAATGGCGCGGGATCGGCGGCGTTGCCGTCGTCGTCCGTGAACCGTAACCGCCCGCGCACGAAGCGGATTTCCGCTTTCCCGTAAATGTAATCGTGAAAATATGTCGTGTCCGTCCGCGCTGGGATAAGTAAAACGATCGGATACCCCCCCCCCGCGCTTCCTCGAACGCCTTTTGAACCCACTTGCCGATCTCGCGTCCGTAAGGCGGATTACAGAATACCGCGCCGCCGCGATCCCAGCTTTGCGAAAGCCCGTCCGTTTTCGGTGTGTAGTACAAGGCGCATTTCTCCGTTTTGTCGGTCGCCGCCGGATCAAGCACGAAGCCGAATTCCGCGTTCAGCTTGTCGAAGAAATCTTGCGGCGTACACCAGCACATATTTTTAGAGGATAGAAGCGCCGCGTTCATTCGTCCGCCACCTCGCTTCTTTCTACAATCTCGCCTGTGTCCGGATCGACGTTCAAGGCGAATTGCTCCGGCTCTGCTGTCGTGAAATGGTCGCGGGCTTCGCGTTCTCTGCGTTCCTTCTCGGAAAGCGCGAATTCGCATTCCCGCGTTAAGGCTTGCAAGCTCTCCACGAACTGCTGATTGATAACGTCATACGGCATAATCACCGCTTGAAGCAGGAAGCCCGCTTTTGCTACGATGTACGGTGCGCCGTCCGTCGTGCGGCGTTCGTAAAGCTCCAGCACGTCGAGAACGTCAGCAACGGGCGCAAGATAGCGGCTTTCGATGAATACCAGCCCGCGCGTTGTGCGGATCGGCTTCAAGGTTCGTCCGGAATAGATGATTGATATTCCTTCCCGCTCGACTTGCCTTTCCGTTTCGTCGGTATCCTCGAAGCTGATACCCGCCGGAACGCCCAGCGTTTTCACGAAGTAATTGTCGCGGTCTTTCTCCGGAACGTCTAAGATCGTTAAAAGGCTTTCCGCGTCAAGCTGTGGAAGCCCGACAACCGGATAAACCGCCGATCCGTCGCCGATGTACTGCGTTACCGTGTCGCCGTCGTCGCTGTACCGCTCGAAGATCGCAATATTCTTGTTCTTCTTGCAGATTGCGGCAATACTTTTGATTTTCATTGAATAGCTCCTTTCGTGATTTAATATTTACCGTACACGCGGACGGTGGTTTTCCCGCCGTGCGGCGTTGCCGATACGATAGCCGAAGGCATAAAGGAAACGCGCAAGAAGTCCCGTGCGGCGCGCTTTGCCAGCCGCCATGTAATCATGTTCGCGTTAGGTTCACGCGCCGCCGCGTCGTCGATCGGGTATTCGCAAATAAGCACCGTATTTCCGAACGGGCGGCGCGCCGGACGTTCCTTCATAAACTCTTTGTTACCTTCCTTGCACTTGATAATTTCAAGCGCCTTCGGGAACTGCCAGCCGCCTTTGTCGTTGCTCATGTGTGCCGCTCCTTTCAATCCTTGTACGGGCTTTCAAGCGTCCAGCCGAAGTAATCCGTACTTTTCCATTCCGTCGTGAAGTAATTGTGTTTCCCGTCGCCTGTGAAGAAGCAGTATTCCGCCGGAAGTATCCGCCCGACGTTTTCTTCGCCGTCCCGCTCCGCGCGGTATCGTGTCAGCACGTCCGCCGCAAGAATGGCGTATTCCTCTTTCACGGGATATTCCGGATCGTAGCCGCTGAACTGATACGGCGCTTCGATAACCTCCAATACCGTGTCCGGAAAACGGGGATCGTCAACGCGGTTCAGAACGCACCATGCAACCGCCGCTTGTTCCGTCGTAGAAGGAACGATCCCCGCTTCGCCGTAAATCAGCTTTGCAAGGGCTTCAACCTCCACCGCGTTCGGCGTGTATCCCGCCGCTGTCCCGCTCGACGGTGCAAGCAGGACGGCGCGCGGCTCGACTTCCTCTTCATACGTTCCCGTTCCGCCGTGGTGGACGGTCTGCGCTTCGGGCTTGTCCTGCGTCCCGCTCCACGGCATAAGCGCCGCAAGAAGCGCCGCGACAATCAGCACGGCAAGGGCAAGGGCGGCGCGCTGGCGGTTCAGCTTCCGCCGCCGCTGTTCAGCGCGTACCCGCCGGGGCTTGTG